GCTAAGGAAAAAGCTACAGTTTCTGCTAAATATCAGAATGCCATCAAGAGATATCATAATGCAAAACATGAATCGGAGATTATTGAGGTATGTGTAAGAACATTCGAACAAAGACAAGCATTAATACAAACCTTATCAGCAAACATTAGAAAAACAAGTTAACTATGGCAAAAAAAGAATCACTTAAGGAAAGGCTTAAGAAAAAGCAAGAAGACCTAATAGCTCGGGGTCAATCCGGAGCTATTTATTTCCAAAAACCTAATACAACAATACGTATTAGGATCCTACATATGGGGGAGGAGGAAGAGTTTATTAAAGAAATAACCCAATTCTATATGGGACAAGATATCAAGGGGGTAATTTCTCCAGATACCTTTGGTCAACCCTGTGCAATTATGGAATCATATGAAGAACTAAAAAACTCTTCGGATGATGATGATAAGGACATTGCCTCCAAATTTACTCCCAGAAAACGGTATTTGGCTCTGGTAGCTTTTTATAAGGATGAAAAAGGGGAAAACGTTGATGAATCTATTAGCCCAAAATTTCTCTTATTATCCGGGGGAGTATACCAGGATATCCTAACCCATTATCTGGATGAGGACGAATGGGGGGATATGACAGATCCAGAAAAGGGGTATGATATCAAAATCAAGCGGGTTGGAGCCGGTAAGAATGATACTGAATACACAGTTACTCCTTGCAAAAATACCAAGGCTCCTAAAGGTTTTAGAGGAACCTATAATCTTGATGCAGAGATAGCCAAGATTATGCCAACCTATGAAAAGACCAAGGAATATATTGAAACATTCCTGGGGCTTGATCCGGAAGAGGATGACGATGAATCTAAGAAAAAGAAAAAAAAGGTAAGCAAGAAGAAAGACCTTGACTAATGCCCATTAAGAAAAAAGTAATAAAGAAGGCTGGTAGTATCCTGACAGATGCTGCTCTATCCAAAAAGTACCATGGTATGGGGAAAGCAAGTGAAATTGCTGTACTACCCGAAGACTCACTATGGCTACCTTCACGTAATATATATCTTAACTATACAATGGGAGGAGGAATACCGTATGGTAAGATATGCGAAATATTCGGAGGGGAGTCTTCGGGGAAATCCCTAGTAGCTATGGACTTTGGCTACTCCGCTCAGTACCTGGGCGGGGTAGTTCTTTGGAATGATGCAGAGCAAGCCTTTGATCCACACTGGGCAGAACAAAATGGTTTAGATTTGGATAACCTATATCTTTTTAATGAAACCTCTATAGAAAAGATATCAGATTGGGCTGCAGATATGTCAATCACTTTTAGGTCTAGATTAAAGAATAATCAGCCCATATTATTGGTAACGGATTCTACCGCAGCTTTAGATTGCGAAGCAAATATTAATGGGGTACAACTGGACGCAAAAGCTGAAATGGGCAATCGAGCTAAGGCGCTTTATAAGTATCTGAGAATCCGAAACCAAATGTTTGCAGAATTAGGTATTATCTTAATTTTTATCAACCAACTTAGGAAGAAGGTAGGAGCTACTATATTTGAGGATCCCGATACTACTCCAGGTGGTGATGCTATGAAATTTTTTGCGGGACAAAGAATGGCTTTCTTTCAAAAGAAACAAATTGCTGAAGGAACTAGGGAAAATAAAATATGGTTGGGTAATGAGGTATCTGTAAGAATGAAGAAAAACAAGGTAGCCCCACCTAGGCCAACCTTTACTACCGAGATATACTTTAATGCGGAATATGGTAGAGTAGGATTTAGTAGATATTCTAATCTATCCCAGCTATTACTAAGGACAGGTACAATACAAAAGGTGGATGGTAAAACTGGGTATTATTTGGGGGAAACAAAAATTGCCACTGGTAAGGATAACCTTGAGGAGGTATTAAAAAATGATGAGGAACTTAGAAGAAAATTATTAAGAAGATCCAAAGTAAATACCATTACAAGGACTCAAAAGAAAATTGATAAGCTGGAAAAAGATGGGATTAATAGATATCCAGTAATGGTTAAAAAGGTCAAAAGTCAAGAGGATGATGAAGAATAGGAAGCTCGTAATATTCGATGGCAATCATCTTGCCTATAGAGCTTATTATAAGTTTACAAATCTAAAAACCCTTAATGGAGTTAGGACCGCTGTAATATATGGTATGCCTTATGTAGCTGAAAGTTTAATACGTCGCTTAGGACCTGATGAAGTTGTCGTAGTTTTCGATGGAGGGAGGTCATCGTTTAGGATGGACCTCCTTCCTTCTTATAAGGCAAGAGATCAAAAGCTTAGCTTTGACAAAGAGGATTTCTTTAGGCAAAAGGATGTTGGAATGAAATTATTTGAAGCTTTAGGACTAAGGGTAATTTGGGAAAAGCATTTTGAAGCTGATGATCTAATAGCAATGGTTGCCAGAAGATATGCAAAAAGAGGTTGGGATATAGTTATAGTATCTGGTGACAAGGACTTTAACCAATTGATATCAAATAATATCTCAGTATATAATACCAGTAAAAGCGTGATATATACTCCCAGTAATTTGGAAAATGAAGTGGGATATACCCCAGAACAAACTGTAGATTACTTATCATTGTTGGGGGACAAATCTGATAATATTCCGGGTTATCCCGGAATAGGTCCGGTAAAAGCTATACAATTACTTCGGGAACATGGTAGCATTAATAATTTTCTAAGATCCAAAGATACATTTGGGAAAGTGGATAAAGCCAAGCTACAAGAGATTTGGAGATTAAATAAAAAATTGATTGACCTAAAATACTTTTATCGGAAGTTTTTAATAAAATCAAAGATACCCTGGTTAAACCCTTATTATCATGGATTTGATTATGAGAAATTAAAAATATTATGTGGCTCTTACGAAATAAACTCTTTTTTAAGACCCCAGTTTATAAAAACCTTTAAAGGATTATAATGAGAAAGAAAATTATGATTTGTGGAGCCAGCGGTACTGGTAAAACTACTTTAGCAAAACATATGTCGGAATTATATGAGATTCCGTATGTTACAACTTCGGCAAAAGCTGTATGGCCAAAGTTTGGATTTAAGAATCATGAGGATGCCATTAGGCAATCTGCTATTGACCCGAAAATAGGATATGATTATCAGGTTAAAATCCTACAGAACCGAGCCATTACCTTAGCCGGAGAGGCCTATGTAACTGATAGAAGTTTTATAGATAATATTACCTATATGCTTTTATCAGTTGGACATGCTATTACTACATGTGAAACAGAGGATTTTATAGATATTTGTTCTGAGAAAATGAAAGGGATAGATGGGGTTATTTATTTGAAATGGGGTTATGATATTTTATTGGAAGATGATGGTAACAGAGTAAAAAACCCATATTATCAAGGTATGGTGGATAGAATCATATCCCATATAATTGAGGATAATCTTATATTAATCCCTTGTCCCATATTAACCCTGAATATGTGGCATTTTTCATTACGAATTCAACTCGTAGATAAATGGCTAAAGAGATTATAGCATACGCTGCATCTGATATCCACTTTCATGATTGGAAACAGTTTAATGAAAATGATGAAAGGCTTCAGGTAACCATAAATACTTTAGCTCATTTATTTTATTTATCTGATTCTGAAGAGGTCCCAATACTTATGCCGGGTGATTTATTTCATACTCCTAAAGGGCTTACAACAAAAACCCTTGTAAAGTTTATGACCTTTATGGCTATTGCTAAAGAAGAATACCCCAAAGCTAGGATGATTGGAATAACGGGTAATCATGATGGGTCAATTGACAACTCATTATGGTATGCTATGTGTAAGGCTTTTCCAGATATTTTATGCAATATAGATAACAATGTGGTTTATTATAATGATTTTGCAATTTTCGGAATACCTTACATTAGAAGAAATGTAGGGTTAGTTGATAAGATAAAGAAATTATCTAAACATCCTGGCAAGAAAATCTTATTATTACATACCGAGTTATATGGGGCTCCTGACCCAAGTGGTTATGAAACCAATCCCCAAAATTTTCCTAGGGAGTCTCTTAAATTGTTTAGAAAGTTCAACCTAGTATTGGCAGGTCATATACATAAATTTACAGAGGTTAGAAAAAACGTATTTATGGTTGGAGCTATAAACCAACAACGCAAATCTGATGCCGGATGTGAAATGGGTTACCTAGAAATATATAATGATTTTTCAGTGGAATTTATGCCCCTAAAGAATCCGGGGTTTAGGTTCTATAAGGAGGGAGAAGAACATGAAGATACTGATGATTTCTGGATAGAAATACCTAAGCCAAAGAAAATTAAGAAAGGCTCAGAAGCAGAGTTTAAAGCTAATATGGATAAAACAGAAATGGCTAAAAGGTATGCAATAGAAACTGGGCTTAAGAGTAAAAGAAGAATTAAGGCGCTTATTGATATATTAAACCAAACCGATGACTGACGACAAAACACTTATATTCCTTTTTTCACCGGATTTAAAGTATGTGTGGCTACTCAGAAAAAATAAACCCAAGTGGCAAGAAGATTACCTGAATGGTGTTGGGGGTAAAGTAGAGAAAGGGGAAACATTTATGAACTGTATCATCAGAGAAACTAAGGAAGAGGTTGGGGTAAAACTAGATAGGGATAGGGTTAATAATATGGGGGTAATAGAGGCTAAAAACTTTAGAGTACGTTTATACACTTATAGGCTTAATACCAAGGAAAAACCAAAACAAATGGAGTCTGAGGAATTGCATAAGATATTAGTAAAAGATGTACCTAAGCTTAAAGTCATACCTAACCTAAGGATGCTTATCCCATACTCTCAGTATCTCTTAGAAGGTAAGAATTTGAATGTAAGAGAATATATTGCTAGTACACTTATAATAAAATTCAAATGATTAGTTTTAAATCCATGCACGCAATCGGTTATGCCTCATTAGAGGATGAAACCTTTGATTGGGGTTTACCGGGTTTAAATATTATTCAGGCTCCTAACGGAAGTGGAAAAACAACCTTTATCAATGCCTTAGTTTGGTGCCTTTATGGAAAACCACTTTCTGGTTCGGTCGAGCCATGGGAGCATACTAGATCATCGAGCTATAAGGGTACTAAAGTTAGTTTATGGTTTAATATTAATGATCTAGATTATCGGGTTATTAGGTATAAGGATTACCCTAAATTCAAAAATTCTTTAATTCTGGAAATAGATGGACCAAAGCCTGAACCAGGTAGCAAACCAGAAATACAAATCAAAATTAATGAAGTCCTAGGTTACAGCTATGAACTATTTAAAAATTCTATTATTTTTGGACAAAAACTCAAGAGAATTATATCAGAGACAGGCCCAAATAAGAAACAAGTTTTTGATGATGCTTTCGAAGTTACCTATATATCTAAGGCAAAAAAGCTTGCGGGAGAAAAACATGCAGAATTCTTAACTGAACACAACTTAGAATACCATAAACTTGTTAGTTTACATGAGAAGGTTACTAGTAAGAAATCAGAAATAGATTCACAACAACAATTGGTTGATGGTTTTGAATTTTCTAAAAAACAGGAAATTAGAGAATGGAAAAATCTTATCAAGGACCATAAGAAAAAGATAAAGGCAATACTAAAGGTAGAAGATGTAGATAAGTCATTAAAACTTCATCGGGATGATTTAGAAATCTTGGAGAAGGATTCTTATACCAATAGGGAAATCATAGAAATGGAAAAGGCCTTAACTAAGGCTGAAATGCAATCGGATACTATAGCTGAAAATATTCATCAAACCATATCTAATATGGCTTCATTAGAGGGTAGGATAAAAGACATGCCTATCTCTTGCGAATCCTGTGGGAAGGACTATACAGCTATAGAAAGAAAAAATGCCAAGAGAATATTAAAGGATTATCTTAAGGAGAACCAGAAAAAGCAACAAGAACTTAAAGATGCTAATAGTATATTAAAGGGGCAAATACAGGAGCAAGAAGGGACTATCTCTAGTGCAACTAACACGCTAGAAAGCATAGACATATTAGTTAAAGAAATTAATAGACTAGAGAAGCTTAAAGAGACCATATCCCAAGCCCAGGAAAAGATAGATAAGGATAAGAAACAGATTAAGAAAATTAGGGAACAGAAGCTTACAAATAATATTGACCAACTTCGGATCGAGCTATTGGGCTTACAAACCCAAGTAAAAGCCCAACAAAATGTGGTAAGAAGGGTAACTAAGGATGTAAATACCTATGATTGGCTGGTTAAAGACCCCTTATCTAATGCGGGACTAAGAGCTTTTATATTTAATATGATGTTGGATGATATTAATGATAGACTAGAGTATTACACCTCGTTCATAGGTTTTCAGGTGGCATTTGTAATGGATATGAAATCAGCACATAAGAACCTGGAGACCTATGTATTTGCATCAGGAGAACCAGTACCATACGGAGATCTATCAGGTGGTCAACAACAGGCAGTGGATATAGCTACAGCATTCGCCATTCATGATGTAGTTGCTGATACCAAAGAATGCTCTCTATTAGTTATGGATGAGGTATTTGAATCATTAGATAGGGACAATATAGAAATCATGGCCGAGCTAATCCAAGACAAGGCTCAGAATAAATGCCTATATTTGGTTACACATAGAATGGAATTCAATCCTACCAATGCAAATATCATTCAAGTAGAATATGCCGATGGTATTTCTAGTCTGGCCTAAACCCTAAGTCTAGTAATGTACTATTATTATATAAATACCATAGGGCCATGACTAATTCCAGAACAAAGGGATCTAAAAATGAACGTAATGTGGCTAAGCTCCTTGAAACCTGGTCAGGATATGAATTTGCAAGAACTCCGCAATCCGGGGGCTTACACTGGAAGAAACAACATACCAGTGGAGATATAGTTTGCATAGATGAAAGGCATGGACCAAGATTTCCTTTCTCTATTGAATGTAAATTCCACGAAAATTTAGATCTATTACATTTAATCTCAGGGCTTATAGGAAAGAAAAGTAATAAGATCCTTGAGTTTTGGGAACAATCAAAAACTGATGCACAACAGGTAAATAAAATCCCAATAGTATTTATGAGGAGAAACGGTATGAAAGCCGGTATGCATTTTATTATGATGCATACACCTGATTATACTATGTGGCTTAATTCCATAGAGCCATGGGATAATAAACACGGAGTATTTCATTATCTATCTATGGATCATAACTTAACCATTTTTAATTCTGAAGACTTAGTTTCTACAGAATATCCTCTATTTTATAAAACAGGAAGAAAAATAAGAAAATATGTCACCACACGCAATTGATCATGTTTGGGTGATCGCATATATAAGTAGGGATCACATTCACCGAGTAGAAGATGACTTACTTGAACGGGGCTTCGGCTCCGTCAGAGTTTATATACCCACTGTTAGGATACTTAAAAAACAGTTTAAAAACAAAAACATATATGAATACGTACCATTACTATTCAACTACGGATTCTTTCAACTACCTTATAACAAAGCTTGCGATGTAGAATTTCTTAGGAAGTTAAGGGAGGAAATACCAGCTATATATGGATGGGTACTTGATCCAACTAGGGTAATACAGGCTAAACCCACACTTAGAAAGGATAATAAAGATACCATGGAAAAGGAAGAGGAACCAGAAATGATTGATGGTATTAAAATTCTTAAAAAGAAAAAACAAACTCCCAAGATTGCTATGGCTAAAGAGGAAGAGATTGTAGAGCTATTAAAGTCGGCAGAAAATCAATCAGTATTTTCTGATGGGTTGGTGGAAAAATTACAAATAGGTGATTTTCTTACTTTACAGGGATATCCATATGAGGGTATGACTGCCGAGGTAATGGATATAAACACAAATAAGAAACAGGTAAAAGTGAGACTATTACTGGAAACTATGATTACCACTGCAGTAGTAAGCTTTGAAAACATATTTTATACTGTATATGCAGACTTTGATAAATCCTGTAAGGAAAAGAGTTTGGAGGATATACAGGAAAAAGGCAAAAGGAATCTTGATAGGATTTATGCCAAGATAAGTTATGAGTAGGGATAAGATAAATACAGATGCATGGGATATACTAAATGCGGACGAGAAAACCGCAGTATCATTATCATTAGGACACAGCAAGTCAACTTGGGAGGCTGGGGAAATAATGAGCAAAGCGCATTTCAAATATCTGGAAATACAGAAACGAGCCAGGAAGTTCCTGGAAATCTTTACGAATCATCTGGAAAAGTATGGTGGATTATTCCCAGAGGGTATATATCTTTCCTTTGCTTTCAAGGAGTATCTGAC